TGACCTTAATGCGTAAGTCAGGCTATACTACAGTGCCTCAAATATTTAAACCCGATGGAACTCACCTTGGTGGCTATACAGAACTTAAGGAGTACTTAAACAAAGATGGCTAAGTGGAATTTAGATAATAAACAACAAGTTCTGGGTTTCGACCCAGTTAACAAACCTGCTCACTACAACCAAGAAGGTATAGAGTGTATTGACTATATTAGACAAGTGTTAGGTGTTGATGGTTTTATAGCTTACTGTCATGGTAACATGATTAAGTATCAACATAGGTATAGGTATAAAGCTAATCCTGTAGAAGATATGAAGAAGGCAGAGTGGTATCTTAAACGTATGAATGAAGCATTAGCGGAGAAACATAAATGACAATAAACGAAGGAATACTGCTAGGTAATCTAGCTCTATCTACTTACTTAGTGTGGATCATAGCTAGGTTAAATCAAGACGTAAAAACCTTGTTCGAAGGTCTAGCAATCACTATGGATGCAGTGGGTGTTAAGTAGCCCTGAGAGGCTTAAAAACCGTTGTGTGACAGAGGTTAGAGCTTTTCATAGCCTAACCTACCTGCGAGGGAATTAATAGGTTCACACCACAAGTATAGAATCAAAAAAGCCGTAGGCGTCCTTGAGTGGATACCTACGGCTTTTTTATGTTTACTTCTCAACCATGCTGAGAGCTTGTTTTAATGTCTCTTTGTTACGCCTTGACCACCCTCGACCAAAGTGTTTGTAGTCATCTAATCCTTCGTAGAAGGCTTTACGTACTATGTATACGTAGTCTATAATAAACTCAGGATCTTTCTCCATTACTAGTGCAACAGTCTTTTTTCCTATAACTCCATCTACTGTAGCTCCTACAGCACGTTGTACTGCTTTAGCAGGTCTACCACTTCCAGAATTTACAGCCCAGTCGAAACATGCCCAGTCTAAGCCCGATGGAAGTAGGTCTCCTTTAACTCGATCCCAGTAGTTCTTTTTGTAGATTGGAGCTACATCTTCTGGAGTTAAGTCTCTCATTTCTTGTTCAGTAGACTCTCTATCAATCCACTTGTCGTATACTCTCTTAGTTACACCTAAATTAGTCATACCCCCAGAATCGCGGCTATCATTTACGTAGCCTCCTTCGTGATGTAATAACATCTCCAGACATTTATCAAAGTTATTCTGCATATCTATTTCTTTCCAAAGTATTTACTTACACCACGCATACCAATACTGGCACTTACAATACCACCGAGGGAATACTGATACCAGTCAGGCATAATCTCTAGTGCAGTAAAACCTGCTTGTACTATCTGATTACCCCAGTCCCCACAGAACGCCAATATAAGGGGAATACTGAATAAAAGCGTTATCCACTCATCTTTCCAGCTATTCTCTGTAGCCTTCATAGCGGCTATGTCCCAGTCTATTTCACCTGTAGCTATCTTCATCTTAGTTTCAGCTTCTGCTTTCTTTACAGCAGTCTTACCTTCGATCATAGTACCAGCTAAATTAGCTACTTGACCTATTAAGTTTAATCCTAACATCAGTAGTCATCCTTCTTCTTAATATTAGTAAAACCAAAGAAGGCAGTAACGATACCGACAACTGCTATACAGTATGTAGGAGCAATAGCAGTCAAGTTATTTGCCGCAACCTCTTGCCCTAGTAAGTTACATATAATAATCATAACAGGATAAAGTAGCAACCCTGCTAAAGAGAACCACACCATCTTACGTTGTTGATCTCTCTTACTGTTCTCATCTTCTATCTGCATCCTTTTGTCGTCTAGTAGTAAAGCATCCCACTCAGACTTATCTACTGAGCCGTTACCATCTTTATCTGCTTTTTCAAACTCACTCATTCTAATCTCCTAGTCAGCAAGAGGGTTATCTAAAGCCCTCTGTAGTTTATCCATAAGTTTATCTTCGAGTTCTTTCATAGAGCCACTCTGTGATACTCTAACACGTTCCCTTTGGTTCTCAAACCTAACTTCTGCATTGTCTATCATCTTTCGTACTTTGTCTTCTGACTCACGTACCATGTCCTCTACTCTGTCGGTCTGCTTCTCAATGCTCAATATATCCGAACGTAATCCATTCTTAATGTCACGACTATACTCTACACTCTCTTCTACCTTCTCAGATATACCTGTTACCTTAGCGTCCATGATGTTCATTTGTAGTTGGTATTCTTCTAAGTCAAGACCAGCAACAGCTTCTATCTTTTGCCACATCAACAAGCCCCCATATAGGCCAGATCCTATTGTAGACAGAAATGCAAGTATTGCTAGTATAGAACCAAACGATAACTTCATACCGCCTGTCTTAAACTCACGATCTGCTAAACCATCAATGTTATCTGCTATTTTGGTAGTATCCATTAGTTCTCAAACTCCATCTCACCACCAGAACTTTGTAGGTTCTTTAGTTGCTCTAGTTCATCTCGTAGCTTCTGTATCTCTAACCTACGTTGAGTTAACTCTATTTGGTATAAATCGTCACAGTTTATACGAGCCTTTGGTTTATCTAAAGGTATAACAATCCTAGCATACACGCCAATATCTTTACCCCTGCTATTTGTATCTAAGCCTGATAGTACACCTGTTACACCGTACTCAAGGTTTACACCCCCACCAACAGCATTACTACATCTCATACTACCAGTGGAAAATGAATCTGACTGATAGTTCATAGGTGGGTTAGGTAATGCTAATGAAAGGGAACTACTATCTGCTACAGCAGAACTAGCTACAAAACAAAGGGTAAATAATATTCTCATGCGGGTTCACCATCTAATCTCGAACATATTCTAGAAGAGATAAGAGTTCTAGACCTGCTAGTCTTTCTTACCTTAGATGTAGTACACAAGTACACAGCTTCGTCCATATCCACTTTACGTATATATACATCAAAAGATTTTCTCTCTTTGTATCCTATATTTATAATTCGGTATGAGGAAGCAAAGGGTATGTTCGTCCAATTTAAATCAAACAACTCTATCTGATACCATTCTATCTCTTCCCTAGAGTTAAACAGAGACATCTCTACTTTAACTACACCAGCTACATGAGAAGGTTTAACATCAGGATAAGCTGGTGTCATCTCATGTGCTGAGGTGGAAAATGACCATAACAGAAAGAATACTATTAGTCTACTTAGCAATACAACTAGCCTGTACTAATGCAGTATAGACCCCTCCAGCGAAAGGCTTAGATGCCCCGTAAGTAGCACTTGATGCAGTAGAGAACCATGTTGACCCTGCAAGTGTTAAATTAAATATTGTTGTGTTGTCCACTACTACTTTAGCCGCTTCATATGCTGACATACCAGAGACAGATGTTTGTGTTACACTCGTACTGCCTGTCCAAGCAACTGTGTCGTTAAGTGTAGGAGAAGAACTAAAAGATGTAGGGTGAGTTATGTTAGCTGTGTAGCTGTCTGCTATAGATACATCGAACCTGATTACAGGTAGTACACCACCATCAGCAGGTGTAGTGCTTAACTTACTAGCTATAGGGTTTCCGTAAACCCCATCTTTAGTTGTTTGTATTACGCACTTAGCTTCTACGTTGCCTATAATAGGTGTGTTTGCTAGTGCAGGTAAAGCGAATAGTGAGAGTGCTGTTACTAGATACTTCATATTAAACCTCATTTATTATACTGCATATCGACCATCTGTTCGTGCAGTATCTGTTGTGCTAAATTATTTCTTAGGGCTTTCTTGTTGTCAGGTATTGTACCGTCCTGTAGTTCAGCCGCATCATTCATTGTACCACCATTTATCTTAGCGTTGTAATACATGTTGATATTAGTCTGTTGATTGATAGCTATGATAATACTATCTTGACCTTGTGTTCTAAGGAGAGTTAAAGCGTTAGCAGATGCAGTTAAACCCATCTCTATACGTGTGTCTTCTTCCTCTTCTTCCTCGTCTTTTATAATGTTACCTTCTTCGTCGTACTTAAACTTTGTATCAGCATCTATAGCTTCAAGTACAGATTCATCTTCTAGAGCATCATATACTTCTACTTCGGGTATATCAGGTATAGGTTCAACGTATCCTGAACATGATGGATCAGACTGGGGATCGTAACACCTGTCAACTCTGTAACTATATATAACAACAGCATCTTCTACTGTACCCTCACCTTCAACCTCAATGAAACCAGTACCCCAGTTGTCCGAGGGAATATTTGATAGAGCAAAAGACTTAACGATAGTATTACTAGGAACACCAGACCAATCATCTGTCTCTCTAAATGTATATCCATCACCAGTAGAGTTGTGGTTGCCAACATGTACTAGCATATCATCTTCAGCATTCTTTACTGTAGTATATCTATAGATCAAACCGTTTATATCTAAACCTGCAACATCTGGTAATACAGAAGGCATACCCCAACTTAATGACGTAGATGCCGCATTACCTGTAGCTCCGTAGTAGTATGGCTCAGAGTAGGAATAAGAGGGCAAGAGTACTAATGATAACACCCAAACCAATTTTAGTTTCAACATCTTCATTAAACATCTTCCTTATAGGATTGTTTTGTTCTCGTTGTATTGTTTCTTTTACAGCTTCCATCTCCCAAGCTAACCTAGCTTTATCCCCCACCAATCCATCCTTGGGACAGGGAGTTCCAGCATTGAGCATAGCTTCAAAAACTCTTTCGTCCTGACACATAATAGATACTGCGGCTACCTTCATGCCCATATCATACATAGTCTTAGCGTTCTTGAGCTTTTCACAGTTCATGTCTCTAACAGTACGACCAGCAGAAATACCTAGTATCTGTGTTTGTACAGCACCAGCTACACCTACAGTACATAGGTCAGAGTTACTTGCACTGATCTGTGGTGATATAGCTGAAGGTGGTGGACTGTTAATAGTTGTGTCCATAGTACCACTAGACGTTACGTCACTCTCTGACTTGATTATGTCGTCATCAGCAAATACAGGATTACTAATTAGTAGGGTAAGTAGTATAAGTAGGGGTTTCATTTTCTCTCCACAAGTCTATCTATCTTTTGTTCTATCCTGTCAAACTTAGCCATTATCTGACTGAGAACCTGAGTAGATTCAACTTTTGTAACATACTCTTCTCTAGTACGATTTAGTAAGATCTGTAGTCTTTGCATCTCAACTACGTAACCACGTAGTATAAAACCAATAAAGCCAACACCTAGTGTTAGGACACTACTCCATAGATCTGTCATTTCCATCATCTAGTTACCTAAAGCCATGTACATCATAGTTTGATTACTACCAGAGGAAGTACCCTCGTTGATTATTGTAAAAGTACTTAAGTTAACTGGTAGACAAGCTACAGAATAAAAGTCAACCTCAAAGTCACCTGATGCCCTATTATCCATAGGTGTACCGTTAACAACCCAGAAGTTATTAGGAAAAGCAATAGGTAAAGTTACTGTCTTATTTTGTTCAGCATTTACTCCTGTAACTCTTCCCCACTGCATATATAAACCTGAAGGGAATATTTGGTATCCACTTTGATTTAAACTAGATGTACCTTTTGCCGCCTCTTTAACTTTAGCAGGTGAAACAAGACTTTCAGTTGTACCTGTACCAGCTTGCCACACAGAAGTAGCTTGATCTCCTAGTAAACCTGTTGGTACCCCAGAAAGATTTGTTACGTTAGTATCATTGATTATGTTAAACTTAAGAGTATCTTGATTTACGTGACCTATAT